TGCCACGCTGCTTGCCGCCGCCGTCGGCACCACTGCCGATTGCCCCGTCACCGCCACTGCCGCGGGCGCCGTGGTCACCCTCGCCGCCGCCCACAAGGGCGCGGCCGCCAATGGCCTGGACATTCGGCCCAACTACAACGGGGAGAGCACTCCGGCCGGCCTCACGCTCACCATCGCCGCCATGCACGGCGGCACCGGCAACCCGGAGGCGGAGGACATCATCGCCGCCATGGGCGATACGCAGTACAACGTCATCGCCTGGCCCTGGACCGACGCCTCCACTCTGGACGTCATCAAAGACGAACTCGCCCGCCGCTGGGGACCGCTCATCAAATTGGAGGGGGTGGCCATCGCCGCCGCCGCTGGCGTGTACGGCGTGCTGGCCGCCCTGGGCGAAAGCCACAACAGCAAGCACCTTTGCCTCATCGAGGCGCAGGACGTCATCAACCCCGTGTGGGAATACGCGGCCATGGCCTCGGGCGATGTTGCCTACTTTGGCGGCATGGACCCCGCCCGGCAGTTCCAGACTCTGGCGCTTGTGGGCGCGCAGCCCAAGCCGGAGGCCGAGCGCCTCATCTGGACCGAGCGCAATTTGCTGCTCTTCGACGGCGTTTCCACCGTCTCGGTCGACGCGAACAACACCGTGCGCCTCGAGCGGCTCATCACCACCTACCGCAAGAGCCCGAACGGCGCGGACGACACGGCCTACCTGGACCTGTGCACGCCGCTCACCCTCTCGTACCTGCGGTACAGCTTCGTCAACCGCATCAAACTCAAGTACCCGCGCCACAAGCTCGCGGACGACGGCACCAACTACGGCCCCGGGCAGGCCATCATCACGCCAAAGGTCGGCAGGGCCGAGGCCATAGCCTGGGCGCGCGCCATGGAAGCCAAGGGCCTCATGGAGAACATCAACGTCTTTGCGGCCAATGTCATTTGCGAGCGCAACCTTGACGACCGCGACCGCATGGACTGGTACCTGCCGCCCGACCTCGTCAATCAGTTTGTGGTTGGCGCGGCGCAAATGGGCTTCATCCTGTAACCCGCAAACGGCACGGAGGACACAACCATGGCAGGAAGCGGACGCGTCGGCGGGTCGGTCTACCTCAAGGTCAACGGCACGCAATACGAGGCCAAGGGCGAATTCAAATACTTCCCCGGCACGCCCAAGGTGACCGAGGTGGTGGGCAGCGGCGGCCTGCACGGATTCAGCGAGGAAGACCAGGCCCCCTACATCGAGGGCGCCATCACCGTCACGGCGGACGTGGACGTGGTGGCCTTCAACACCGCCAAAGACGCCACCGTCACCCTGGAGCTTAAGACCGGCAAGACGGTGGTGCTCGGCGGGGCCAGCAATACCAGCGACGGCGTGGTGCAAACCAAGGAAGGCGAGCTTGCCGTCAAGTTCGTCGGCCTCACCTTCGACGACTAACCGCGCAACAATCAATCCCGCCCCGGCCACCGCGCCGGGGCGGGCACAACAGGGGGAAAAGATGGAACTGCCTTACACCTACAAGCTTGAAACGCCCGTGACGCATGGCGAAACGACGATCTCCGAGCTGGTTTTCAATCGCAGGCCCATGGGCAAAGACGTCAAGGGCATACGCCTTTCGCAGATAGATCTTGGCGATCACGTCATTCTCCTCACCGCCCGGCTCACCAACAACCCGCCCTCGGTCATCGAGAAACTCGACTTCGCGGACATTGCGAGCCTGGGCGAGGTGCTGTCCAGTTTTTTGCAACGTGGCCAGAAGACTGGGAGAGAATCTGCGGAATCCTAGCAGCGGAGCTCCACTTCTCGGCCTCGGAGATTATGTCCATGGACGTCGAGGATCTGACTTTTTGGATTGAGCGGATCAAAGAGCTGAACGAGGAGCACTGATATGGCCCAGGGAAAGGGGATCACCTTCACCATCTCGGCTTTTGATAAGTTTTCAAGGCCTCTTGAGGATTTTTCTCGCAAGATGGACGCTTCCACGGCTGGCCTGCGCCGCCTCGGCTCCAGTATGGCCAGTGTCAATCGCTCCTCTGGTCTGGCCGGAATAGGAAAATCGTTCAGCGAAGTGGGCGAACGGGGTATGGCCTTGGGCTCAAAACTGGCGCTCATCGGTGGTGGCATCGGCTATGGGTTTAAGAAGGGCTTCGTCGACACCGCCAGCCAGTTTGAGAAGTTCGAGACCATCCTCAACACCCTCAACCGGGGCGATACGGGCAAGAGCAAAAAGGAGATGGGCTGGATCTCCGACTTTGCGGCCAAGACGCCCTATGAGCTGGCCGAGGTGACGGACGCCTTCGTCAAGCTGCGCAGTTACGGAATGGAGCCCATGACCGGCCTGCTGCAAACCCTGGGCGATACCAGCTCCAGCATGGGCAAACCGCTCTCCCAGGCGGTGGAGGCCATTGCCGACGCGGTGACCGGAGAAAACGAGCGTCTCAAGGAGTTTGGCATAACGGCCAACAAGGTCGGCCAGAAGATCGTCTACAACTACACCGACGCCGACGGCAAACAGGCCAAGCTCGTGGCCAAAGCGGGCGACCGCATGGCCATCCAGGCCACGCTTATGAAGGTGTGGCAGGAAAAGTACGGCGGCGGCATGGAGGCGCAAAGCAAGACCTTCGGCGGCATGATGTCCAACCTCTCGGACGCCTGGGCTCGGTTCTCCATGAAGGTCATGTCCACAGGCGCATTCGACTTCATGAAAGCGAAGCTTTCCGGAATTCTCGACACTATCGACAAGATGAGCGCCGACGGCAGGCTGGACGCCTGGGCCCAGCAGTGGGGCGAAAAGATCCTTAATGGCCTTAAACAGGGCTGGGAAATAGCCAAAGGTCTGGCCACAGCCTTTGGCACCATTGGTGACGCCCTCTCCGGAGCCGCCACGGCCTTGGGCGGATGGGACAACCTTGCCAAGGTTGCGGTGGCCTTCATGGCCGCCAATTTCATCGTCGCCGTGTTGAATCTCGCCAAGTCGTTCGCGCTGCTTGGCACCGCTATGACTGCCACGCCCCTGGGCATGCTCGCGGCCGCACTCGGCCTCATCACCCTTAATTTCGTCACCGCGTCCGATGTCATCACGGGACTCTGCCAGACGGTCAGCTTGCTCACTGTCGCCTGGGGCGTGTTGTCGGCTGTGTTTTTTGCTTCGCCAATCGGTCTGACAGTCGCGGCTATAGGGCTGCTCGCCTTCGGAATCCAGAAAGTCTACCAGTATTGGGACCAACTGATGAACGCCTTCAAGGGCGTGGTCCCAGACTGGGTGCTCCGCCTCTTGGGCGTGAGTAAAGGTGCTTCCGGGCGCGAGGGGGCATCGCCTGGCGCGATGAGAGATTTCGGGAAGGCCTACGAAGGCTTTGGTGGAAGCACTAGAGCAGATTCCCCGCGTGGTGTGACCTCTGGCGATGTCGTCCCCTACCAGAGGCCCTCGCTGGGCGCGGCGCAGCTCTCACGAAAGATTGAGGAGCAACGCTACACCAGCCTGGAGCGCAAGGAGAGCAAGCTCACTGTCGATTTCGCCAACGTGCCTCGCGGTACAACAATCAAGAGCGTTGGCGTGCCGGTGGATATTGGCGTTAATTACGGCATGGGCCCGGCCATGGCCTCTTAAGGAGCGCAAGACATGCCCTTCGGTGTCGATATCCCCAGCCTCGAGTCCATGTCCGCCAAGAGCGAGGCCAAGGCGTCCAGCTCCAGCGCATCCGGCTGGCGTGCGCGGCTGACCAAGGCCAGCTTCCGGGGCGTGGTCTTCTATGTCGAAAGCGATGAACTCAAGGGCGGCCGCCGCGTTGCCCCGCACGAATTCCCCGGGCGCGATACTCCCTTCACGGAGGACATGGGCCGCAAGGCCCGCACATACTCCGTGCCCGGCTACGTCATCGGCCCGGACTACATGACCGCGCGCGACGCGCTCATAGCCGCCCTGGAAGCCGCTGGGCCCGGCGCGCTCATCGTGCCGTGGATGCCGGAGCGCAAAGTCGTCTGTTCGGATTTCGGCAAGACGGAGTCCAGCAAAGAGGGCGGCATGGCCCGCTTCGCCATGACCTTTTCCGAGCGCGGCGAGGAAAGCTCCCCTACCGCGCAGGCCCTGCCCGGGGTCAAGGCCTCCAGCGCCGCCGATGCCGCCGCCAAGGCCGCGGGAGAAAAGCTCAACCGCGTGCTTGTTCTGGCCGGGGTTCCCGTACCCGTGCAGGCCGCCACGCTCGACGCGGTCCAGAATCTTGGCGCAAGCGTCGGCGAGGTATCCTCCATCGCGCGCACGGCCGCAGGGCTTCCCGCCGCTCTTGCCTCGCTCAAAAATATCGGCATTGGCGACTTCGTCGGGCTGCTGCCCTCGGAACTCACCGCGCC